CGATCTATCTACCTGCTGTCCTTTCGTCACCTTGGTATGCCGAAGAGGTGCTGGGAGATTTACCGGCAGCCCGCTACTGCACCAACAGTGGAGTTGCAATTGGTAATACAGAAAATGAAGCAATCATTCATGGTCTATTGGAGGCGGTTGAACGAGAAGCGATTTCTAATTTTCTTGTCGATGTATTCGTTTATGGCAAGATTTCGGCCTTGGTGCGTATCGCGCCATGCTCACTGCCAGAACACCTCCGCGAAATCCTTAGCAGCGCCAATGAGCAGGTCGGTGCAGAGATCTCCATATTTAGGATAGCTAGCGATTTCCGTATACCTACGTATTGTGCTTCATTTCACGACGATGGAGCGCCGACGCAATTGTCGGGATTTGGCGCTTCCCTGAGCTCGGAACATGCGATAAAGCGCGCTATTTCTGAGCTCGTCCAAGGCCATCATATTGTTACGAAGTTCCACAGGCAGGCGTGGGCAGAGAAAGTCGCATTGAAAAGTCAGGATCTTCAGTACAGCCGAGTTCATACAGCCTGTTATCAAATGCGGATCGTGGAGAAGGCAGAACGTTTGCAAGCAGCGTTCGTTCCTTTTGTTATCACGCCTAGCTTTGCGCGCGTTTCGCTTCATGACTATCTTACCGAACTCGTAAGACGAATTCGTGCGAACGGCAGGGACGCGTATGTCGGTTTCGTTACTAAAACGCAATATCATGCTGTAGTCCATGCATATATTTCTAAGCAAAGCTTTTTCTTCGGGGCACTAGAGGGAAGTTTAGTATTTCCCGATATTTGATTGAATTGCCTTATAATTATATACCCACTGTAATTATTCTATACTGCTTCGCGCAGGCGCAGCATTAAGGTTAAGTTGAGGAAGGGCGATGTGTCGCAACCACCAACGGCCGCCTGCCGCTGAAGGCGGACTTAAGTTATCGACTAGGCATATTCAATTCCCACCTGCTGGTTCCGCAACACCACCGTCATCATCCGCCCCGCCGTCGCGTTGAACGCAGCCCTGAAATCAAAGCTCGCCTCCACCCCCGCCGGTCCTTCGATGGGCGTCTTGGCCAGCGCCAGATAAACCTCATGCAGCGTGATCGTCAGACTGCGATTGGCATCCATCGTGAACGCCATGGCGAATTCCGCTGGCGTGCCGCCCTGTGCTTGGCCCAGCAACACCGTATTCTCAAACCGCACCGTGATTTGCCCGGTGCAGCGCGCAATGCCGGGATCAACACCCTCCACCTTCCGGTCAGCACGGATGGTGCGCACCGTCTCCATTCCATTCGAAAAGCTGAGCCGCGCGCCGGTCACTTGCGCCAGCGCCGCACCAGCGCGCGTGATGGAACCCTGCGCCTTGTTGAAGGCCGTAAACGCCGCGCCGCTTGGCGTGCCGCCGGAACTCGCCGCACCGCGTAGCGAGCCCTGGCCCAGCAGCCCAATCGTCGCGCTGGCAGCACCGGTCGGCGTGAAATCCATCTCCAGCGTATCAGCGCGCACGCCCGTGCAAACATCGTAATTCGGCACATCGGGATAGCCGATTTCGATACTGTTGGAAGGCAGCGCCGCCAGGCCCGAGGCAAAGCTATGGATGAAATTCGGGCTCGTGCCGCTCGTGGTCGGCGGGCCGAACAACAACCGCAGCCAATGCCCGAAATTGATCAGATCAATCGGCACCACCGCCTGGCCCGCCACCGTGACCGTATCCAATAGCGGCGCGCCAGTATCGCGATTGCCGCCAATGCCAATCACGTCCGCATCCAGCAGCGGCTGCTCCGCCCCCAGATTGCAGGACAGAAAAGGCATGCGCCGCCAATTACCGCTTGGCGCAGTGCCATAGCTGGCCTCGGGAATCATCAGCAGGCGCGCATTCGCGCCAATGGCACGGGGCATGAGGTTTCTCCTGGAGGGCGATCAGGCCAGCGGTGAACCGGTGGCAGTAAAGAACAGGGTGACAGGCAGGCTCGCAGCACGCGCGCTGGCCGCGCCTTCGAATTCGACATCCTCGATATCCGCGCTGCCGGGCTGGGCCCATTCCACCGTGCCACCCAGCATGGGGTCCGCGGTGACGGCGGCTGCGATGGCAACCAGAAGCGCATCCAGCAGCGCATTATCCGCTGCCAGCACTTCGATTTCCGCGCGGTGTTCAATGGCATAGGCCAGCGGCGAAAGGATTGGCGTTTCCGAGACACTCTCCCCATCGCGCAGTACCACCAGGCCACCTTGGGGCAGGCGCTGAGGCACGGTTTCATTACGGCGTATGACGGGCGCCGGGTTGCGCGCGGCCAGGCTGGCGTTCAGGCGCGCGAACAGGGCGGTCAGGGCGGTTTCGCGCAGGCTCATCGCGGCCTCCCTGCCTCGGCGGCCCAGGCCGCCACAAAGCGCCCGGGCAGGCGGCGCAGGCCACGCTCTGCCGCGCCCTTTACGTCGAGCCGCTTAGTGAGCTTCACCTGCGGCAGCAGCAGGAACATCGGCACCATGCCGCGCGCGAGTAGACCGCGTGCCCAGGCCTCTCGGCCACGGCGATGGGCGGTGCCGATCTCGGTGACACCCCCGGCAATCAACCGCAGGCGTTGGCGCCGCCGCCCGGTCTGTTCCCCGGCGCGGATTGGCAGGCACCAGACAAAGCCCTGCCCCGATTTGAAGGGCCGCAGAAAGGCCTGGCCCGAGGCCACCATCTGCGCTGGCGTCACGCGCATGCCTTTCTCGCCCCGCCCGCGCCTGCCACGCGCGGCGTTAAAGCCTGTCGGGATAGCTAGGAATTTGCGTCCGCCCTTGGCGCGGATCAGCGCGCCACGCTCAAAGGCATCAATCACCTTGGGGACCTTGGTGAATACCAACCCGGCAGGCCGGAGCGACTGACCCGTCCTTGGAAACACCATGGACCGCCAGGCATTGGCGATGCCGCGCGCATTGCCGGCAAAGGCGGTGGTGACCTGCTGGCGGAGTTCGGCTTTGACCTCGGCGGTCTCGGCGCGGATGGTGGCCATGGCAGCGCGTTCGCCCGCGCGTACTTCTTCGGCCAGCATTTTTCGGAGATCACCGACAAGCTGCGCGCCAAGCCTCATGGCATGTGCCTATCGCTGACAAAAGACGCGCCAGGCCGTGCCGCTGGCGTCGCGTTCGGCATGGCGGACGGTGAGCACTTCACCACCGATCGAGAAGGTGTCGCCCGCCGTGATGTCGGGCAGAGTGACGATGGCGAGTGAGACGATATCGCTGGCGGAGATCACCTCCGTGCCAAAGGCATCCGCCATGCGGTCGGGCGAGGCGCGCAGCACGCGCAGCGCCACCGGGCTGCCGGTGCCGCCAGCACGATACAGCGCATCCACGCCAAGTTGCGCATCAGCGATCAGGCTGGCCATGGCGTCACCAAAGGCGCTCATCGCCTCAGCACCTCGACAATGCGCGGCAGCGTCTTTTCGGCGGAACGGCCAATGACGTAACCGCCAAGGCCGATCTCAACGATATTCCAGAGCTTGAGCGCCTCAGCCTCACTGATCCCCGGTGCAGACCAACCGAGCCAGCGTGCAACGATCAACAGGCCAAAGGTCAGCATCAGGATTGGCCGCCAACAGGCAGCAAGCCAATGCTCGGATTGCGCCTCGGCCTTGATGATATCGGCGGCGGCCTTTTCCAATTCGCCCGCGCGCGCGAGGAGGGCAGCATTCAATTCCGCCTCGGCCCGCTGCCGTGCCTCGGCATCGGGGAATAGGCGTTTCAGCGCATCGCCGAGGATCGGCACCAGCGCGGGCAGCAATGCGCCGATCATGGGTACTTCCCCCGATCCAATTCGAAATGCGGCCCGTCGGGAAAGCCTGGCCAATCGCCACCCCAGGTGATCGCTACGCCAAGCTTTTGCGCCGCCCCTTTCACGGCGCTGGCCAGTTGCGCGTACAACGGCCAATCCCAACGGATCTCACCATTCTCCGGCACGCCATCTCCATCATCGAGCCAATACCCGAGATCCACGGCATGGCCGGTCAAATGCCGGCTGTTCATGGTGCGTGATGCACCGAGTGCCACAAGCTTGGCTTGCCTTTCACGCGAGCGCAGCCCCTCCAGAACGATGAAAGGTGCGGCCTTGCGTGCTTCGATCACCACGCGCACGAGATGGGGATGCACGCCTTGCATGCGTTCATGGTCACGCGCCAGCAGGTTCGTCATGTTCACGCCCCCGCCGCCGGAACGCGGTTGAGCCAGACGCGCACGGTGCCATCGGCCGCAAGGGCCGCCTGGGTTGCGATACCGACCTGGAAATTGCCAGTGGCGGTGGTGGTGATGCGCCGGTTGGTATTATCCCAGAACACCCGCACACCAGCGGCGATGGCAAGCGCCGGTTCCTTGGTGAGGTCGAACACGCCCATGGTCTGTGCTTCGATCATGGCGTTCTGCACGCCATCCACGGCAGCGACGCCAAACAGCGCACCGACCAGGACGCCCTGACCGGCGGAAACGCCGGTCGCATAAGGCACAGCAATCGCCAGGCTATTACCCGGCTGGATGAAGTTACGCATGAAATGAACCTCCTGAAACGCAACAGGCGCCCCGAAGGACGCCCGTTGCGAAATTGCGATGATGAGAAAGACGGAGAGCGATCAGGCGCCCGGATTGAACCAGGCCCCGCGCCAATCAATGGCGCCGACACCGAAGTCAAAGATCACGCTGACCTCGACACCATCCACGCCGGAGACCGGGCCGGTGGTCACTTGCGGTCCCTCCGCGCCATTCAGATAGCCATAGACATAGACCGGCGCCGTCGGCGGGTCGGCAAACAGGTACCAGCGGTTATTCGGGATCAGCGGTTCGACCAGGGGCTGGACAAAGCCAGCATAGATATTGGCGTGGCTCACCTGTGTCGCGCCGACACTCACCGTCAATTGCCGCGCGGGCAATTCAAGGCTCGGGCCCACCAGCAGCTTCATGGCATTGCCGACGGAAATCGGCAGACCATCCAGCGTCTTTTGCCGGAGGATCGCAGCGCGACCAGCCGCGAGGTTGTTGATGTCCAGCGCACTGCCCGCCGCAGCCTTATTCAAACGCGCGGCCGCCGTGCCGAATACCGCAGCCGGGCCACTCGTCAGTGTCGGGCCATCGCCATTCGCCTGATTGATCAGCGCATAGGCGGTGGCATTCTCGAAATCCGCCACGCGCCGGCCAATGGCGGCGGCGAAATCCGTGAAGGCACCAAGGTCATCATTTACCAGCATGGGCCGCGTCACGCGGATGCGCCGTGCGAAGGTTTGCAGCAGGACGATTTCCTGGCTTTCCGACATGGTGCCAGCCTGGATCTCGCCATTCTCCATCAGCGGCATGAGCGTCGGGAAATCCCCGACGCGCAGATGCCGGTGCGGCTTGAAGTCGCGGAAATCACGCCGCAGAAAGATCTGCCGATAGCTCGGCGCCGCCGGCTGATAGGCCGCGAGCAGCATCTTGTTCGCTGCCGCCGAGAGCAGCAGGGGAAAGTCGGAGGTGGTGTGGAACGCACGCTCGGCCAACAGCGTCGGGTTGCGTGGTACATTCCTTTCACCGCGAACCCTCAGCAATTCGCCGATCATGTCCGAAGGCCGCCAGCCCATGAATTCAGCGTGCCGCCCCGTGCCCTGCGGCTGGTAGCCGGGCATGCTGCGCGCGGCCAAGGCTTCCGCCATGGCGTCCAAGATTTCGGACGGCGAGTCATGTCCCGGCCCGGTTTCTGGACGCGCAGGAACAGAAGGCGGAGGGGCGCTCTTCACCATGGCGTCGAACAAGGAGCGGCGCGCCTGGTCCGGGTGCCAGCCGTGATCGACAGCCTCACGCCGGATATGCGCGGCGGTCTCGGTGCCGACCAGGGCGCGTGCGGCGTCAATCGCGCCATCAATGCCGGAGATACGATCACGTTCTGCGCGCTGTGCCTCACTGCGCAAAGCTTCAAGGTCAGGTGGCGTTTCCACCGTGATGGTTGCGGGGGGCGACGCGGCAGGCGGCGCCGAAGGGGCTGCCGGGATTTCCGGCGTCGTCTCGGTCATGGGGAGTTCCTCATCAGCCAGGGCAGGTTCAATGGCGAAGGACGGCGCGCCCTGCGGCGCCGCGCCACGCACTTGCGCATCCCGATCAACGGGGATGGGCACGATCGAAATCTCGAAGGGTTCCCAATCCACGGCGCGGTAGATCATCTCGCCGTTCACCGGATCGGGGCGCTGGTCATAGCGATGCACGCGATAGCCAATGCTGACAGCGCGCAGCGTGCCATCGGCGATGCGCTGCCAGAGCGGTTCCACATCGGCGGCGGCAGAGAATTGCAGCCGCGCATGGCCGCGCCCGCCTTCAAGCCTGGCGGCAATCACACGGCCCAGCACATCGCGCGCATCGCTGCTGCGATGGGTGTTCAGCACCGGCGCATTGCCGGAGCCGAGCTGCGCCATGCGCACCGCATTGGGCGACATGTCCAATTCCTCGGTAATGCCGCCGAGGGACGGGACAAAGTTGCGCGCCCGCGCGCCGGTGGACCAGACGACCTCCACCGTGCGTGCGGCACGATCCACGGTCGCGGGTGCGGTGATGGCGCGGCGTGCGGTGATCGATTGCCCATCGGTGGGAAGTCGATTGGGCAAAGCGGGATCAGCCGGCGCGGGATCGCTCCCGCCCGGGTCGATGGTTTCGGTCATTGAGTCTCCTGTAAGGAAGCTGGCGCCTACGCCCCTGGAGCGGGGAATGGCTTAAAAATCTTGGATCTGGCGGCAGGGGAGACGCGTACGGTCTTGCGCATATTGCTGAATTGCGGCGAACTGAGAGGCAGTCAAAAAGAAAGGGGTCATCCGAATGCAAAAGCCAATGTCAGTGGAGGCGCTCGAGAATTTTGGTCGGGTGCGACTGTCAAAGTCTTTTTTCATGAGGGACTTTCTTTACTCCGACATCGCGCAGATATACGGTATCCAGAACGTGCCTGACGATCCCGCTCTTGCTATCGAGGCAGGCAAACGCCTTTGCCAGGATTTATTAGAACCGATTCAGAATCACTTTGGTAGAATTGCCATTAGATCCGCCTATCGCTCGAAGACAGTGAATGAGGAAGGGAACAAAAAGGGCCATAACTGTGCGTCCAACGAGAAGAACGCGGCAGCTCATATCTGGGATTTGCGCGATAAGGATGGCTGCATGGGGGCGACCGCCTGTATCGTAGTTCCATGGTTCCATGATCGGTACAAGCAGCCAGGAGATTGGCAGAAGCTTGCGTGGTGGGTCCATGATCATCTGCCGTATTCAAAAATGTACTTTTTCCCGAGGCTTTGGGCATTCAACCTGCAATGGCATGAGCGACCCAAGAAACAGATCGACAGTTACGCAGAACCGAAAGTTCGGCTGACGAAGCCGGGTATGAAGAACCATGAAGGGAGCCACGCCCACGAATATGTCGGGCTGCCTGCCTTTGATCCAAGCTTGTGCACGCCAGAGGCTGTACTCCCTTATCCTGGCGCTGGTGCCGAAGCCGTGGGCGCTTCAGCAGAATAGGCTTGCGCTTCCGCTGCACCAGTTGCGGCGATTTCTACCGCCGCCATTTGCGCTGCGTCCTGCGCGCCACCTGATTTGGCGACGCGCCTCGGATCGGTATCTAGCGAGATGCCCGCCGCATCCAGCGCGGCATTCGCCTCGCGGATCATCTCGACCGCCGAGCGGAAGTCATAGCCAAAGGCGCCGGCGGCTTCGGGCTGCGGTACAAAGCCGGCGCGCACCTGGGCGATCAGCGCGGTCGTGTCCTTGAGCGGGTCGATCATTTCATGCGCTGGCGGCACATGCGCTACACCCTTCGGCATGGCATCGCCCCAAAGCCCGAGCAGCGCGCCCTGTGCGTGAAAGCGCTCAGCAATCGGCCGCACCAGCATCGGGATCAGCATGCCGTATTGCATCTGTTCGCAAAGGCGCCGGAATTCGATCTTGCCGGCGCGCAGGCTCGAGTAATTCGCCTGGGTCAGATCGCCGGAAACTTGGTCGTAGGTGAGGCCCGCACCGACAGCAGCAGCTTCAAGTGAGCGTCGCGCAAAAGCGGTATGCGATCCACCGCCGGAGGGGTTCACCACACTTACATCACCCTGGCCGCGCCGGTAGAGGATCATCCCCGGCTCGAAGCTTTCCACTGCACGGCCTTGGGCATCTCGGAGCAGACCAGGATTGGCGTCGCTCGGTTTGGTCAGCGTTTCCTCGCCGTCGTCGGTCACTACGGCGGCGAGGCAGGCCTCGATCTTGGCTTTCATCAGCAGCGCGGCCTCGTAATCACCAAGATCACGCAACCGCAGCAGCACCGGTGCAAGCCAGGAGACATCGCGCAATTGCCCGGGGCGGCGCTTGCGAAACACATGCAGCACGTCGCGCGCGGGGATGAAGTTGCTCGTCAGCCGCGCACCGGGCAGCATCCAGGCGCCGGGATGCGTCGGGAACAGCCAGTATCCAATCGGCTCGCCTGCCGATCCAAGCGCAATGCCCTGAATTGTCGGCGCGCCATTCACCACGCCATTGCGCGACGTATCCAGATGATCGCTTTCCAGCACCTGCAAGCTGAGGCCGATCGGATTCCGCGGCGATCTCGGCACGGTCAGCAGCCGGATGAAGCATTCGCCGCTTTCGACGACCG